TCTTCAACTTGTTGCTTATGGTGCTCAGGATGTTTATTTAACTGGTAATCCTCAAATTACTTTTTTCAAGGTTGCTTATCGTCGTCATACTAATTTCGCATTAGAAGCAATCGAACAAACTTTTAATGGTAATCCAACTTATGGTTCTCGTGTTACTTGCCAAATTTCAAGAAATGGTGATTTAATAAATCGTATGTATTTACAAGTAAAAGCTCCAACATTAACAACACGTTATTTTAATTATTATGGATTACGTTTAATTAATTATGTTGAAATTGAAATTGGAGGTCAAAAAATAGATAAACATTATTCTCATTGGTTATATGTTTGGAATGAATTATCTTTACCTCTATCAAAACGCCATGGTTATAATGAAATGGTTGGTGCTTATGGTGGATATTCGTTAGGAACTGGTACTTTATATATACCTCTTGAATTCTGGTTCTGTCGCAATATTGGATTAGCACTTCCTTTAATTGCTCTCCAATATCATGAAGTAAAAATAAATATCAATTTTGAAACTGCTGAAAAATGTATGGTTAGTAGTAATAATGCACTTCCATTTAATGCCTCATTATGGGTTGATTATATTTTCTTAGATACTGATGAACGTCGTCGTTTTGCTCAGCTTTCACATGAATATTTAATTGAACAACTTCAATTCACTGGCCAAGAAGCAATTACTTCTGCTACCGCATTAAAAACCAAATTAAATTTTAATCATCCTTGTAAAGAATTAGTATGGTTTGTAACTAATAATGAAAGTACTTTAGAAGAAAAAGCTAATTGGTTTAATTTTACTACTGCAGCAACAATTATTGGTACAGATGGAACTGATAATACTTATGATAAATTAAAAAGTAAATTGATGCAAACTAATATAAATTATGTAGCTAAATCTGCTAATAAAAGTGCAATGCCCTCCAATCCTGTAAAATCTGCTAAATTAATATTAAATGGTAATGATCGTTTCTATGAACGCCCAGGACGCTATTTTAATTTAGTTCAAACTTTCCAACATCATGAAAATATACCAACTAATGCTGGTATTAATGTTTATTCCTTCGCTTTAAAACCTGAAGAACATCAACCATCAGGCACTCTTAATATGTCTCGTATTGATACTGCTATATTAAATTTAAGTTTTGAAGAAAAGACTGGAGCTGGCAATGATGATTATAATCCAACAAATTCTATATTATATGTTTATGCTGTTAATTATAATGTTCTTCGTATTCTTTCAGGTATGGGTGGTTTAGCATATTCAAATTAAATTATTTACTTTTTTTTTCTCCTATTATAGTATAAAGAATATAGCATAAATGGGTGGTGGTCTTCTTCAACTTGTTGCTTATGGTGCTCAGGATGTTTATTTAACTGGTAATCCTCAAATTACTTTTTTCAAAGTTGCTTATCGTCGTCATACTAATTTCGCAATTGAAGCAATTGAGCAAACTTTCAACGGTTCTGCTTCTTTTGGTTCCCGTGTTACATGTCAAATAACACGTAATGGCGATTTAATTAATCGTGTTTATTTCACTGCTACATTATCTAATAAAAATACATCTTATGGTGCTACTGATGCTGATGCTGCTACTAATATTAATAAAGGTATAGCTTTAGTTCCTTATTTTGGACTTAAATTATTAAAAAGTATTGAACTTGAAATTGGAGGACAACGTATAGATAAACATTATTCAGAATGGTTATATATTTGGAATGAATTATCTCTTCCCATTGGAAAACGTGATGGATATAAATTAATGGTTGGTGGTGATAATTATAATCGTTCTATATTATTAGAAGCTCAACAAAGTTATTCAATCTTTGTACCTCTTGAATTCTGGTTCTGTCGCAATGTTGGATTAGCTCTCCCTCTAATTGCTCTACAATATCACGAAGTTAAAATAAATATTGAATTAGAAACTGCTACTGCTATGGTTGATACTGGTTTTAATATGTCTGATCGTGCTTTAACAGTTAAAAATTGGAATGATGTTACTATAACTGGTGCAGCTGATAATACTTCTAATGCTAAATTAGCTAATAATTTATTAACTGGAGGTGGTAGCACTAATTTAGGATTAGATGGAGCTTCATTATGGGTTGATTATATTTTCTTAGATACTGATGAACGCCGTCGTTTTGCTCAATTATCACATGAATATTTAATTGAACAACTTCAATTTACTGGCGCTGATACTGTTTCTGGTAATACTACTAATTCAATGAAAAGCATTCGCATGAATTTTAATCATCCATGTAAAGAACTTATATGGGTTATAAAACCAGATCCAGTAACAGTAACTGGTATGACAGCTCCTCCTTATTGGAATAATTTTACTGATAGAACTAGTGATAATCAATATATTCTTGGCAATAATCCAGTAACACAAGCTAAGATACAATTAAATGGAAATGATCGTTTTGTTGAGCGTAAAGGTTCTTATTTCAATCTTGTTCAACCATATCAACATCATGAATACACACCAAATTTATTTAATAATGGTATTAATGTTTATTCATTTGCTATCAAACCAGAAGAACATCAACCATCTGGCACTCTTAATATGTCTCGTATAGATACTGCCGTATTATCATTAGCATCATCTGTTAATGGTACTATTTATATTTATACTGTTAATTATAATGTTCTTCGTATCCTATCTGGTATGGGTGGTCTAGCATATTCAAATTAAAAACATGTATATTTATTTTTATTTTTCATTTCAGCAATATGATGTTTATCATTTTCATATATATATTTATTTTTAGTTGATTCAACAGTCAATTTCAAAAATTCTAGTTCTCTCTTATTAGTAAGTTTTTTCAATTCAATGTCATGTTGAACTTTTATTCTATTGAATTTTATAATATCTTTTATTCGTATATTTTCAAAAATATTTATATCTTTAATTTCTTTATTAATATTTTCAACATTTTCAACTAATTTATCAAATAATTCTATTGTTATATTATTTGACATCATAAAATAATCTATCAAATCTTTTTGTTTATTATACATTATTTTATAATTAAATAGAATATCATGTATATTTTTAAGTTTTTCCATATTTTCACGATAATTTCTAAATTTAACTATTGAACTTAATATTGTCAATAATGTTCCTAAAAATAAAGAAACCATATTTATTATTAAAGAAATTGTGTCTTTTGATATTATTAAACTCATTTGACTATCTTTAATATCATTTTGATAGTTGATTATTGTTAATCTTACAGCCTCTATAAAAGTTGTCAAAGTAGATATTATAAGTATCAATAATGATATTCTATTATATCTAAAATAAATTAAGTCATATTTAGCGGATATTATATATAATGATGTTGTTATTTTCTTTTTATTTTCTTTGATTGATTTATATAATTTATCTTTTCTATAATTAATATCATTTAAAGCATCACTCGTTTCTGTTTGACTTTCTGTATTCTTTCTATCTGTATTAAATTCATATAAAGTTAATAATTTATCATCTCTTGATGATGGTGTTGTAGCAGCAATATTCACTAAATCAGCTTTTATTTTATTAGATATTTGTGGTATGTTATCATCAATTAATACTATTACATCATCATCTCTATTATCCGCCATATTTAATTATAAATAATATTATAATTAATATCAGTATTATTATAATTATTATTATAACATCTTTAATATTATAAGGTCTTTTAATTTCATAATCAGTTTTATAAATATTATTTATTAAATGTATAGCATTTGAAACGGCACTTTCAAATGATGTGAAATGTACTTTAGCATGTCCATTATGTGTTCCTAGAATATAAATATTTTCACTAAGTTTATTATTTTTTAGATATTTATAATTAGGAGTGCGTATAAATGCTGTTTCATTTGATATCCATTTGCCATTTTTATAATAATTATTTATAAATGCTAATGTAGGTAATGGTAAATTTTGATAAGTTTCTTTTAATTGTCTATATATTTCATATATGATCTCATTTTTATCAGAACATTCATTAGCAGTTTTATTTAAACGAACGCTTTTTCTATCTAAATAAGTTACAGCACAACTTATAACAGTTTTAGAATTATGTTCTTTGAATTTCATATAATCACTTAAAATTATATTAATAACTCCCCATTCAGTTGTATTTATATATCCGGATTGATTTAAATCTTTGATTTCATAATTCCAATGAAATGTAACAGATATATATTCATTATATTCTGTATTTATTGAATAATCTTCTAAATCATTGATTGTTCTTAAATTATCTGGTGAATTCTCTAATATTTTATTTAAATTTGCTGGTGGTATAGCTAATATTAATTTTTTAGTATAATAATTATTATTATTATCACAAGTCAATTTAATTATTTCATTTTCTTTTTCTATTTTATTTATTGTTGTATTAAATTTAAAATCTACATAATTTAAATATTTTTTCCATATTTTAAATAAACCTTCATCATTTGGAAATTTAGGTTGATAAATATTATATAATAATGTCTCATTTATTATCTGTAAATATGTATTTAAGGAAATTTTAGAAATATCACCACCATCAATTATACGAACATATCTATCTGTATAATCAAATGCGGTTTCAGAAAATTTATTAGTTTTCATAAATTCTTCAAGTGATATATTTTTAGCATAATTTGGATCTAATAAAAAATTAAAAAAATGTACAGTTATTATCCATATTTCATTAAAATTATAAATTTGTTTTTTAACAATATCTGTATATAATAAATATACCGTTGATAACTTATATTTACTAAAAAGATCTTTAAATTTTACTCCAATAATATTTAATATCATTTTGAAATTATGATAATTACTTATATAAACTCTTGGTCCGTGTTCACTAAAATAATATTCATTTTCATATTTCTGTCTATTAACTTTATGACATCCACCAATATATTTATCTTTTTCTATTATTAATATATTTTCCGTTTTATCTGCTAATGTAGCAAATGTTAATCCAGCAGGACCTGAACCAATAATAACACAATCATATATAGTCATTATATAATAAATATATTTTTTAAAATAACAAAAATAAAAAAATATTAATATTTTTGACAACTTATATTTAGATTTCCTGAACTATGGAACTTTTGTAATACTTGACAATCAATAGCAGCTTCTTTCATTGCTTGATATAATGTTAATATATTTTGCATTTTACTTATAGCATTATCATATATGAATTTATCAATATTTTCAACACCTGTAGCATCTATTTTCTTCTTTGTTTTCTTAGCTCCTTTTCCTTCTTGATCATTATCATCATATTTCTTTATTTGTTTTTGTAATTCTTTAACTTCATTTTTATTTTTAGCTATTTCAGTTTTTAAAACAATAACATTATTATTAGCATATTCTAATTTTTCATTAATGTCATCATATGCTATTTTAGCTTTTTTAGCTGCTGTTATATCCTTCTTTAATTGTTTAACCTCTTTTGAATAATTATCATAATCCAATTTTAATTTTATTCCTTCTTGCTCTAAACTTTCAATAACACTTGCTAATTCAAGTTTTTTATTCATAATTTCTGGATTAGCTTTATCACTTGGAAAACTACTCATATATCTATGTATTGTTACATCCCAATCATTCTTATCCAAATCACTATGAGAACATAAACGCGCAGCACGTCCAATTGTTTGTCTATCGCTAGCCCATGTTATTAAAGGTTCAAATATATGAATATGTCTTACAGCTTTAAGATCAATACCTTCATTATATGTTTGTGATGCTAAAAATAATTGTACATATTCACCATTTTTATTATAAGAAGCATTAAATAATGCTCTCATTTTATCTAGGTCTGCACCCTTATTCGTTCCTAATTGAGTACTTATAGCTAATATATATCTTGGTTTTTTATTATCTTCATTTGGATTTTCCATTATTTTTATTGCTTCACTTGGTGTTAATCTTGAATAACCTTTTGCCTCTAATTGTTTAGCAATAGCCAATATACCATGACCTCCATAACCTTTATTTTCATAAAATGCTGAATATATATATTGTTTTTGATTTGGATAACTATAAACAGAATTTAATAATTCCTCTAATTTTGCACTAAATTCTCGTAATGTTAATCCTTTTTCAAAATTATAAAGCATATTAGAATAACGACGAGCAGCAGCCCAATATTTATTTAATGAATTCAATTTTGATAATTTATCATAATTTTTAGCATCATCTTTAATCTCTTTATATTTAGTTATATATTCTTCAAATTGACGTTTAGACATATTAATAACTTTAGGTTCCTCATATTTAACTATCGGAAATTTACTACTATCATTAGACATATCAAAATATGATACTAAACCTCTTATTTTAGTTTTGAATTCATCAACATTATCTAAATCATTTTTAACTATTTCAGGAGTATTGTTATCTCTTACAATATTTAATAATTTGAATATTTCATCTGGATTATCTCCTAATGTAGCTGTTAATATAAATACTTTCATTTTTGGAAATTTAGTAGCTCCAGATACTAATAATTTTTCAACATATTCATGTTGTCCTCGTTGATTTGCTAGAGGTCTAAATAAATTATGAACTTCATCTATAATTAAAATACAATCATTCAAATTAAAAACCTTATTTTTAAGTCTGTTTGCTAATTGGGCAAATGATAAGAAACTAACATTTCTAAATTCTTTATCAACCTCATCTAATGATTTTCCAGCAAATCTTGGGAATAAATCAGTAGCACATTTATAAAAATTAATTGGAGGATTACTAGTTAAAGCATCTCTACTACTACAATAAATAATTTTTTGTTTAGTTCCCCAAAACCCATCCATAATTGAAGTAGCAGTACAAGTTTTACCACTTCCAGTAGAATGCCAAATTAACATTCCACGTTTAGGTAATTTATTTTTATGAATTGTTTTACAAATATTATTAATTATAGATTGTGGCACAGTAGGTAATTTAGGATTTTTAACACTTTTTTTTGAATTACCACTTGAAGGCAATGACAATGATTTCATTGTTTCATATATTGTAGATGATGATACAACCTTACCAAATGATTTTATAGATGATATTTTTGATGTTGGTGATGATGATGATTTTGAATATATATTTTTATGTTCTTTCTTAAAATAATCAGAAAAAAATTTCTTATATAAAAGTTTTAATTCTTCATCAAATTTAGCATTACCTTCCTTATTTATCAAATTATATAATCTTTTAAATTCCTTAATATCTAATCCATCTGTAATATATTTAGATAATTCAACATAATCAGCAGAATTATTTGGATCAAAATTAATAATTTTAACTTTCATAAAACTCATATATTGTGCTATTTCATTTTCAGTAAAATAGCCTGGGAAATATTTATTATAAACTTGAAAATAATCATTAATACTTACACTTCGTGATCTATATATTTCTGAATAATCATCCAAAAAATCTTGAAATTTGTCTTCACGTTCATTAATATTATATTCTAAATGTTGTAAAAAGAATATTTTGTCTTTTATATTTTTACTATATGGATTTATAGTTGATAACATATATCTTACATATTTTACATATATTTGGCCATATTTTTCAATTTCTAAATCAAGTTCATCGACAAAATCATCTTTAAAATAACGAAAATAATTAATAGCTTCATTTTCTAAATATAATAATTGTTCATATAATTTATCATATTCTTCCTGAGTTATTTCATAAGCCCCTTTTTTTTCATTATATTTATTTTCCCTATTATATTTTTGATACGCTATTTTATATTCTTTAGATACTTTTGTATATATATTCTTAAATTCTGTAAAATATAAATCAATTTTATCTCCATGACTGCTCATATAATGTTTAATTATTGGAACATCCTTTTTATTATTTGGATCTAAAGTTTTTATAAATTTTCTTATAAATAATTTATAAATAAAATCATTAATTTTATTTGTCATAGTTGGATCTTTTGAAGACATATATTCGCCAAAATATTTTTTATAAAATTTAATAATATCATCTTTTATATCTGGGCTAAGATAATATTTCTTATAATCTTCAAGTACATTCTTTAATTCTACTAAATAATATTCTTTAACAATTGTTTCTAAATTTGTATTTGGTATTTGTTTAATATATAATGTCAATTGTTCTATTCTTGCTAATTTACTTGGAAAAGTATCATAAGATATAATTAAATAAATAATATATAACATATAAGCTGAATTATTCATTTTAATGTAAGTTTTCATTGTTTCTAAACTCTTATTAACCTCTAATTTTGCTATTATTGGCTTGTCTTCTTCTTTTACTGGTTCTATTATTTGTTGATCTAAAATATCTTCCATTAATGCTTCTTCCTCTTCTTCTTCAATATAACCTTCAACGCATCTATTACCTTTTCCTATTAATTTTAATGTTTCAGGTGCGTTTTTTGAATTATATAAACTATATAATGAATTTTCCATATCATTAAAATCTATATTTTCATCTTCAGCTGATAATATTTTTTTACTACTACTACTACTACTACTTTTAACACTTTCAGAACCAATTGATTTCTTATGTTCTGGTACTTTATCTTTTCTAACGCAGTCAACTTCATATTCTCCTAATTTTTTTAAATGACAATTAGTATTAATTTCACATGATTTTCGCGCATCTCTAAGTTCTCGTTTATCTATAGTTCCATTGATATGATCTTCTTTACGTAATAATTTAAAATTAGTTAATAAAGAACCGCATTCATTTTCATTTTCATCAACCCAACAATTTCCCAAATCATAAGTATTATTTCTATTTACTGTTTTTTTATTCCATTTACCATTTGCTGTATTACATCTTGCCTTGGTATAAATATTTTTATAATATCTGTTGAATTTATCTGTTTTAATTTGATTATCATTTACTAAAACTTTACAATTATTATCACTATTGAATGGATTTGCTTTATTAAATTCATCTATGGAATTATAAATAGCAAAAGGATTTTCTTTTGGTCTCTTATATTCATAAATAACCTTATTATTACAAGTTTTTTCGCGTTTTGCTAATTCTTTGCTAATAGCTTTATATTTATTATTTAATGAACTTGTACTCATATATATATACTATTTTATATAAATATAAAAATTATTAACATTATCCAATAAATAATTAATATGATAGTTGGTGAAGGAATATGAATAATATTTGAAGTATCAAATAAATAATCTGATAATTCATCTAAAGCTGTATCAACTATCAAATGTTTATTTTTATAAACCCATTTACATATCTTTTTTTTATAATGTAATGGTTGTTTTTTTAAAACATATGGTTTAATTTTACTTGTTTTTGTTAATAAATATACTGCGATTGATGCTGTAGCTGGTTCAATCATTTTAATGTTATTTATAAACATCGTTTATATATATTAAATTATTTATATTATTTAATCAAATTTTTTTTTAATTATAAATAAAAATCTCCAATATAAAATTTA